TCTGCAATTGATCTAAACTACGATAACACTGATGCTATCGAAGAGTTCACTGTTGAGCTTCAAGTTCAGTGGTGGGAAGCCGTTGGAAACGGTGGTACTATTGCCTGATAAATAGTACAATAAACGCAAACTTTAAGATGGCAAGGTTGTTTGGTTTTTCGATTGAGGAAAACGACGATAAATCAAAAGGTGTAGTCAGTCCCGTTCCTCCCACTCAGGAGGATGGGGCTGATTTTTATGTCTCTACAGCTTTTGGTAGCCAGACAATTGATTTTGAGGGTGTTTACAAGAGTGAGTATGAACTGATTCGTAGATATCGTGAGATGGCACTCCATCCAGAGTGTGATCAAGCGATTGAAAACGTAATCAATGAAGCTATTGTAAGTGATCTAGATGATTCTCCCGTTGAAATTGATCTGAGCAACTTGAATGCTAGTGATGGCATCAAGGATAAAATTAGAAAAGAATTTAAGCACATCAAAGATCTTTTAGACTTTGATAAGAAATCTCATGAGATCTTCCGTAACTGGTATGTTGATGGAAGAATCTATTACAACAAAGTAATTGATATCAAGAGACCTCAGGATGGTATTCAAGAGCTGAGATATATCGATGCTCTGAAGATGAGGTATGTAAGAAAAGAAAAAAATAAGAATAAAGATAGAGCAGATCTGTTTAACACAAAATCTGTAGATGATGCACAGAGAGTTGTCTTCCCAGAATTAGAAGATTACTTTATCTACACACCAAAGATTAATTACCCCACTACAGTCCCATCGATGGGTGGTGGACAGAAAGGTATTAAGTTTGCTCCAGATTCTATTTCATATTGCACATCCGGTCTTGTAGATAGAAACCGTCACACTGTACTTTCTTATCTGCAGAAGGCAACTAAGTCTCTCAATCAACTGAGAATGATTGAAGATTCTCTGGTCATCTACAGATTATCCAGAGCACCAGAACGTAGAATCTTCTACATTGATGTAGGTAATCTACCTAAGGTAAAGGCAGAACAATATCTGCGTGATGTTATGAATCGTTATCGTAACAAGCTTGTGTATAATGCACAGACTGGTGAGATTCGTGACGATAAGAAATACATGAGCATGCTGGAAGATTTCTGGCTGCCACGTCGTGAAGGTGGTAGAGGAACTGAGATCACCACTCTGCCAGGTGGTCAGAATTTAGGTGAACTGTCTGATATTGAATACTTCCAGAAGAAACTTTATAGATCTCTGGGTGTACCAGAATCTAGAATGCCTGGTTCTGGTGATGGTTTCAACCTTGGACGTTCTTCTGAGATTCTTCGTGATGAGATTTCTTTCAGTAAGTTTGTAGGTAGACTGCGCAAGAGATTTAGCAATCTGTTCTTAGATATGCTGAAAACTCAACTGCTGCTTAAGAATATCTGCACTCCTGAAGATTGGGAGGTAATGTCTGAGCACATTCAGTTCGATTATCTTTATGATAATCACTTTGCCGAACTGAAAGAAGCAGAACTGATGAATAACAGAATGGCACTCCTTCAACAGGTAGAACCATATGTTGGTAGATATTACTCTACTGAGTATGTCCGCAGAAAAGTTCTGAGACAGAAAGATACTGAGATTCTTGAGATCGATGCTCAGATCGAAGATGAAATCGAAAGAGGTATCATCCCAGATCCTAACGATCAAATGCTTGAAATGGAACCTGGTATGCAACCAGGAATGGAGCAACAACCCCCTGAAGAAAATATACGTCAGAGGGGAAATGAAATGACTGACACTGATTTAGATGTCGGCGTAATATAAATAACCAATATACAACAATATTAAGAAAATGAACGACGTTATTGATCTTATTGCTACGGATTCTTCCGCGTCTGAGATCAGTGATAAAATCAAGGATTTGCTTTTTAACAAAGCAGCAGAAAGAGTTGACGCAATTAGACCACATGTTGCCAATTCTCTTTTTGATGGAGAGTCAGAAGGTGAAGAAATTGAAACCACTGATACAGAAGTAGAGGAGAACTAATGGCTAGATTACTAGTTTTAGGTGATGAAATCACCGTTGCTGCTGGAGCTGGTAACAGCACCACAGTTGATAGTGCCACTGTTGTCAGAGTACTAAATGCTTCTGGTAGCGCAGTTCAAATCATTGTACAAGACTCCTCCTTTACAGGTATTGGATCTTTTACCATGTTAAACGGCACTTCCGAGTTGGTTGAGAAGAAGGCAACCGATCTTATCCATAGCACTGGTGGACTCGTTAGACTCGTCAAAGTAGGATTTACAGGCTAATCAAATGAAACTTATTAGAGAGGAAATCGAAAACGTAGAGGTTATCGTTGAACAACGCAACGGTAAGAAGAATCTCTACATTGAGGGTGTATTCCTTCAGGGAGACATCAAGAATCGTAATGGTAGAATGTATCCTGCTGAAACTCTTGCTAAAGAAGTAGGTAGATACAATGAGTCTTTCATTCAGAAAGGACGTGCTCTTGGAGAACTTGGTCATCCTGATGGTCCTACGATTAATCTTGATCGTGTTTCCCACAAGATTACCTCTCTGAGACAGGAAGGTTCTAACTGGGTAGGTAGAGCACAGATTCTTTCTACTCCCATGGGAACCATTGCTAAGAACCTTCTTGACGAAGGTGTCAAACTCGGTGTTTCTTCCAGAGGCATGGGTTCTCTGAAAGAAGATCGTAATGGTATTAAGGTAGTTGGTGAAGACTTTATGCTTGCCACTGCTGCTGATATCGTTGCAGATCCTTCTGCTCCAGATGCTTTTGTAAATGGCATCATGGAAGGTAAGGATTGGGTTTGGGATGGTGGTATTCTCCGCGAAAAGTATGCTGAGAAGACCTATAAGAAAGTAAATACTCTTGTCGATCAAAGACGACTTGAGGAAAATAAATTGAGTCTGTTTCAAGATTTCTTACAAAATCTCTGAAATAATAAATAAATACAGATTATCACTAGTCTAATAAATCGGAGCAACCGAAAAATGTCCGCTGGTAACGAATTACAAGAAATGGAAAATCCCGTAACAAGGGGTGCGAAAGCCGCAGACCCCATGGATACCTCCAAGAAAGCATCTTATACTGCTGCTCAAGGTACAGTAGAAGATCTTGGTGGTCCTACCCCTGAAAACTATAAGCCCGATGATATGTCGGCTGCACTCAAGGCTCCTTCTCTGGCAACAGTAAAGGATATCGTTAATAAGGGTGCAAAACCTGCTGAAGCAATGCCTAAGGCACCTAAGTATGCTGAAGAAACTGAGGCTGAGGAAGGTCAAGAGGTAGTTGCGGAAACTGAAGAGAAGACAGAAGATGCTATCGTAGAGACTCCTGAAGTTTCTGTTGATCAAGATCTTGCTGCTCTGTTCGGTGGTGAGGAACTCAGTGAAGAGTTCCAAGAAAAGGCAAAGACAATTTTCGAGGCTGCTCTGACAGCCAAGGTTAGTGAAGTCCAAGAAACTCTTGCTGCTGAATACGAAAAGGCTCTCTCTGAGAACCTTGTTTCGGTTAAGGAAGAGTTGGTAGAAAGACTCGATGCATATCTTGAGTATGTCGCTGATGAGTGGCTTACTGAGAATGCCATCGAAGTTGAGCATGGTCTGAAGACCGAAATGACTGATTCGTTCCTTACTGGAATGAAGAGTCTCTTTGAAGATCATTATGTCACTATCCCTGAAGATAAGTACGATGTTCTTGAGAGCATGGTAGATAAACTTGATGAAATGGAGTCTAAACTCAACGAGCAAATTGAGAAGAATGTTGCTCTTACAGGAAGACTTGCTGAGACCACTGCTGAAGGTATCTTCGCAAAGGTAACAGAAGGTCTTGCTGATACACAAAAAGAAAAGCTTGCTTCTTTAGTTGAAGGTGTTGAGTTTGCGGGTGAAGAAGAATACCGTGAAAAGATTGTTACCCTGAGGGAATCATATTTCCCTTCTGAGAAGGGTACTACTGCTGCAACTGAGACACTTTCGGAAGCCGTCTCTGATCCAGAACCAGAAATGGGATCGGGTCACATGGCTGCCTATCTCAGAGCACTTACCATTAAATAATAAATCCTCAAACTTAAACTAAAGGAGAACAATGTTCAATTCAGATAAACTTATGGAGAAGTGGGGTCCTCTGCTGAATGCAGAGTCCTGCGATCCTATCAAAGACTCCCACAGAAAGGCTGTTACTGCCGTTCTGCTTGAGAACCAAGAGCAATTCCTGCGTGAGCAGCATGCTTTTGACAACGGTGGAATGCTGAGCGAATCACCCACCAATGCTGCTAATGCTGCTGGTGCTAGTGGTGGTTTCAGTGGTGGTGCTGATGCATCCGGTCCTGTTGCTGGTTTCGACCCCGTTCTGATCTCCCTGATCAGACGTTCTATGCCTAACCTGGTTGCTTATGACCTGGCTGGTGTTCAACCAATGAACGGTCCTACTGGACTGATCTTCGCAATGCGTTCCCGCTACTCCACTCAGGGTGGCACAGAAGCTCTGTTCGACGAGCCCGATACCGCATTCTCCTCCACAGAGGGTGGTGCTCTTTCTGGCAACTACTCTGGTCAACCCTTCACTGGAGCCGCAGTTGGTTTCGGTACTACAGGTGATCAGCGTGGAACCAACCCTGCTGTACTGTCTGGTGCTGGTACAACCACTGGCATTGGTACTCAGTACAACGTCGGTCAAGGTATGGAGACCGGCACTTCTGAGTCTCTTGGAGAGACCGGTGAGCAGGACTTCGGTGAAATGGCTTTCTCGATCGAGAAAGTTACCGTTACTGCTAAGTCCCGTGCTCTGAAGGCAGAATACTCCCTCGAACTGGCACAAGATCTCAAGGCAATTCATGGTCTGAATGCTGAAGCCGAACTGGCTAACATCCTCAGCACTGAGATCCTTGCTGAAATCAACCGTGAGGTTATCCGTTCGATCTACAAGGTTGCTGAGAACGGTGCTCAGGCAAACGTTGCCACCGCAGGTACATTCGACCTCGACGTTGACTCCAACGGTAGATGGTCGGTTGAGAAGTTCAAAGGACTTCTGTTCCAGATCGAAAGAGATGCCAACCGCATTGCACAAAGAACTCGTAGAGGGAAGGGTAACATCATCCTGACTTCTGCTGATGTTGCTTCTGCTCTGACCATGGCTGGTGTACTGGATTACACCCCTGCTCTGAATGCTAACCTGAACGTCGATGACACCGGCAACACATTTGCTGGCACCATCAACGGTAAGTACAGAGTCTACATCGACCCATTCTCTGCCAACAGTGCTGCTAACCAGTACTACGTTGTCGGTTACAAAGGTTCCAGCCCCTATGATGCTGGTCTGTTCTACTGTCCTTATGTTCCCCTCCAGATGGTTCGTGCCGTTGGAGAGAACACCTTCCAGCCCAAAATTGGCTTTAAGACCCGTTATGGTCTTATCTCCAACCCATTTGCTGAAGGCAATGCCAACAACCAAGGACTTGGACGTGTATATCCTGGTGTTAACCGTTACTACCAGAGAGTACGTGTTCAGAACCTCATGTGATTCTTTTCACAACTTTATCCAAGACTCCCTTCGGGGGGTCTTTTTTTATGTGTTGACATATCCAATATTGTCCTGTATAATTTCAATATTGTTTCTTACATAATAATGACTCTTATGCAGCACTTTAATCTGATCAATCAATCGATTGGTGTAGCAGATTCTTCATTCATGTTTATCCCTGCCAGTGCTACCACGCAGGTTGTGCCCAAATCCAAGGCACGGAACATCCCATGGTATCATCCTGATGTCATCAAGAACGGTGGTTTCTTTTACAAAATCACCAAAGAGCAGTT